CAGAGTCAACACCAATACAGATTATACAGCGCAAGGCCAAGGATTCAGAACTGGCACCCGACAAGCACATGCGGCTTGAAAAGGTGACTATTAACGGATGGTTTGACGAGGATAATGAACCGGTAAGTAGTGTGGTTATGGTTGAGGATGATGCGCCGGTAAAAGTAGATAAAAAGGATCAGGTTTTACTTAAAAACCTAAAGTATTTTGAACGCGCATGGTGGGCCAGTGGGACGGAAATAAGAATGGGTTTACCTTATGTTACCCGTTCGGCTTTGCGTGACTTGTTACGCCAAGATGGCAAGGCAGAGCAGACTATTAAGAACGCTCTTAATCCCAAGAGCGAACACAAAATGACACACATCTTAGTCACGGCAGGCATGATTGAGGAGTACGAAAATGGCTTCATTGTGACAGATGAAGTTGAGTCTTCCGCGTGGCTTTTAGCCTTGTAGATCGGTACCCATGAGTACCCTTTTTGATAGTTGGGTACCAGGGTACCAAAAAGGATCAAATCAACGACTTAGACCGGTACCCAAGTACCCTAGCCTCTCTTTAGAGGCTAGGTACTGGTGCCGATGTCGGTGATCGGCGTGTTGAGAGTACGAAAATTGAGCAAAAAATGAGCATCATCCTAAGACTAGACTATCCACCCTCCGCGAACAGGTACTGGCGCTGTTTTCGCAATCGTATGGTGCCTAGCGCGGCGGCGACAGCGTACAAGAAGCACGTCAAGACCGTGGCTCACACAGACGGGCTTGTATTGCACAATGATTCTATTTGTGTCAATATAAAACTACTCCCGAAACTAACGGCTAAAGGCGAGGCTAGCAAAGTAATTCTTGATCTTGATAATTGCTTGAAAGTCGCGCTCGACGCGCTGCAAGGTGTGATTATCGAAAACGATAATCAGGTTAAGGAAATACATGCTAGTTATGACGCACCAACACACAACGGCGGATTGATAGTTGAAGTAACAAGGATTGAAGATGCAAAGGTATAAGTCAGAATATCAACCGACGTGGAAACTGATTTCAAAGACACCGCCACCAACAGGAACCAAGATACTATTAAGAATGAAATACGGCACAGCAGTTATAGGTCAGTATTATGAGGAAGGTGGTTTCACTCATTGGTGTGGTTTACCTAAACTGAACGGCGAAGACAAACATGACATGGTGGGGTGAGATGGGTATCAGGCGAGAAGTAACAGGGAAAGTATTCGGTAGCTGGCGCATACTTCATGATGTTGAATCCAAGCACAACACTCGATGCGTGTCGGCTCAGTGTGCTTGCGGCACGATCCGAACATCGTACTTGCACAATTTGACGTCAGGCCGCTCAACATCATGCGGCTGTCAGCAGAAGGTCAAGTGTAGTAGATTTATGAAACAATACTGGCAAAATAAACGAGGGGAATAAGTATGGAATTACGCGATTACCAGTTTTTAGCAAACAGAACGGCAAAGGACTTAGGCTTTAAGGATGGCTTGATACATGCCGCACTTGGCTTGACAGGTGAGGCTGGCGAATTCGCTGACGCTGTAAAGCGCGTGGCAGTGTATGAAGGCGCTCCGAACCGTCAGCACATGATTGAGGAACTGGGGGATATTTTGTGGTATGTTGCGTATGCGTGCGAAGTTTTAGGTGAACCGCTTGAAATTATCGCTAGGGATAACATCGAAAAGCTGAAAAAACGCTACCCTGAGGCTTACAGCGACTTTAACGCTCATGCGAGGTTAGATAAATGATGAAGGCGGATGCAAACCAGATTGGCGGATTGCATTACAACAAGCTAGAGATTCAGCCTTGGACGGCGATGGAAGCATGGTTTACTTCCGAACAGTTTGCTGGCTTCCTGCGCGGCAACGCGATCAAATACCTAGCACGCGCTGGTAAAAAAGGTGACGCGCTGGAAGATATCAAGAAAGCGCAACACTATCTTGAGAAGCTAATCGAAGTCATGGAATCTGGCCATGGTTAAAGGCGTCGAACAAATATGCGCAACGTGTGAGTTTTATGGTTACGATCGATTTGATACTTTTAGCGGTATTTGCACTCTTAATCCTGGTTCAGTTGAAGAGTCAATAGTGGAGCCAACGGACTCTTGCGATCAATGGTTAGCGATTCAGCCGCGCAAAACACTCAACGATGTGAAACCGGAAGAATGGGATGCGGTTGCTATACGTGCAAAAAAGACTAAAGAGGCAACATGAGCGAAGAACAGGCAGAAGTAAAAAAAACCAAGAAAAAACCCTTTAACGGTCAACCTGGCCCAGGTCGCCCAAAAGGATTGCAAAACAAATCAACAACCGCAGCCCGCGAAGCAATAGCGATGTTCGTTGATAACAATGCACATCGGCTTGAGGGATGGCTCGATCAAGTGGCGCAAGATAATCCTGAAAAGGCTTTTCAACTATTTCAGTCCGTCGTTGAATACCACGTCCCCAAACTGGCGCGAACCGAACAGACTCTGACCGGCGCTGATGGGGGGCCGGTTGAGCATTCAATCAAAGTAAGTTTTGATGAGTGAAACAGTTGCCAAGTTTCCGCCGAAACTGAAAGGACTTTTTAATCCGGCCCGTTACAAAGTGCTGTACGGTGGGCGAGGCGGAGCCAAATCCTACGCGGTAGCTTCGGCGCTTTTGATTGAAGCCGCACAGAAACCTTTGCGCGTGCTATGCGCTCGCGAAGTGCAGAAGTCTATCAAGCAATCGGTTCACACGCTGTTAGTTGATCAGATTCAGGCGTTAAACCTTGGTTACTTCTACACTGTCACTGAGTCAGAGATTAAAGGAATCAACGGCAGCGTGTTTACGTTTAGCGGCTTGGCAAGCCACACGGTTGAGTCTATCAAGTCCATGGCAAACATCAACAGATGCTGGATTGAAGAAGCGCAAACAGTCAGTAAAAAGTCATGGGAAATACTGATCCCCACTATTCGCGCAAACAATAGTGAAATTTGGGTAACAATGAATCCAGACCTTGATACAGATGAAACCTATGTTCGGTTTATACTGAATCCACCGCCAGACACGTTTATTGTCAACATCAACTGGTCAGATAATCCTTGGTTTCCGTTAGTGTTGGAAAAAGAGCGCCAGCATTGTTTAAAGTCTGATCCGAAAAGTTACGCCAATATCTGGGATGGCAAACCCAAAACAGTCGTGGACGGCGCAATTTACGCTGATGAATTTCAGGAGATGGTTGACCAACATCGAATTAACTTGGTTACTCATGATCCAATGCTCAAGGCACATTGCATCTTTGACTTAGGCTGGAACGACGCGATGACAATCATCGTGGCTCAACGAGCAGGATCAGAGGTTCGCATTATTGATTACATTCAAGAGTCATTCCACACGTTAGACTGGTACTCAAATGAACTTAAGAAACGCCCTTATAACTGGGGCAAAGTCTGGCTACCTCACGACGGCGTAACTAAAGACTACAAAACAGGCAAAAGCGCATTAGACATAATGACGGCGCTCGGCTGGAACTGCGAGATCATTCCGATTGGCGAAGTTGAACACGGCATACGGCTGGCGCGTATGTTGTTCCCCAGGCTTTGGATGGATAAAGAGAAAACCACACTCCTGCAAGAGTGCTTAAAACGCTACAGGCGCGCAATCAATTCAACGACAGGCCAGCCAACCGGCCCCTTGCACGATGAGTATTCACACGGCGCTGATGCTTTCCGCTACTTAGCAACGTGTGTGGATATGTTAAAGAATGATAATATAGTCAAAAGACGACGCGCTGACGATTATAGAACCGGCGACTGGATGAGTTAACACAGGAATTCAAATGGCAAACTTAGATACCGATAGCATTTACAACTCACTCGGCGTTGGTGCTGATATTGACGTGGACGATACTGACCAAGAAACGTTAAGAGAAATACGCCAGCGGTTCAGTGATGCGGTTGAGTTTAGCGCGACTGTCAGACAAGAAATGCTCAATGACATTCGGTTTGCAAGGCTTGGCGATCAGTGGAGCGAATCGGCTAAATATGACAGGAATCGTCCTGGAAAAGAACGCCCCATGCTGGTCGTCAATCGGCTTTTGCAGTTTAGGGATAGAGTTGTCAACGAGATCCGGCAAAACACGCCAAGCATTAGAATCAGGCCGGTAAACGATGGCGCAGACCAAGAAACCGCTGAAGTGCTGATGGGATTGGTTCACCATATTCAAGACAATTCTAACGCATCGATTGCTTACGATACCGCCGTAGAATGGCAAGTTGATGCTGGTCTTGGCTATTTTAGAGTACGAAATGATTATGTGGACGATACTTCATTCGATCAGGATATATTTATAGACCGCATCCCCGATCCGATGAAGGTTTACTTTGACCCACACAGCAAACAGCCTGACGGCTCAGATGCTGAATGGTGCATCATAGCCGAGGAAATCAGCAAGGATGAATTCAGGCGCATGTATCCCGATGTGGATGAAACCTCATTTGAGGCCGCTGGAAATGGGGACATGCAAGGTTGGTATACCAAGGATTCTGTACGCATTGCAGAGTATTATTATATTGAGTACGACGAGGCTCAGGAAATCTATGACGAGGAAACAGGGCGCTCTCGCACGATACAGCCTAAGCGTTGCATGTGGTGCAAAGTTACCGGCGATAAAGTGCTTGAGCGTACCGAACTACCAACTAAATACATTCCTGTAATTCCCGTTATTGGTCACGAGATATGGGTTCAGGGTAAACGCTATTTGTCCGGATTGATCCGTAACGCCAAAGACGCGCAGCGCCTGTATAACTATTACCTGAGCGCCAACGCGGAAAATGTGGCGCTCGCGCCTAAAGCGCCATTCATCGGCGTTGCTGGTCAGTTTGAGACTGACCCGAACTGGGGCAGAGCAAACAAAGAGTCAGTGGCCTACCTTGAATATGATCCGGTCAGCATCGCAGGAACGCCCGTCG